AAGTTTCTAATCTATCTTTGTTAATATTATAAACAGTTACCATTCCTGTTGATCTAGAACTGTGATGAAGTCTTACTAAGTCTCCATTAAGGAACCATATTTTTTTACCGCCAGAAATTACAGGTTCGCTATTATATGCTTCGCTCTGAATTTTTCCTTTTGCAGTAACCATTTTCCCTCCAAAGATTCGCTAGGTGGATGGTAAAATTTTCTATTTCCACACTTGACACAATATGTTTCTAGGTGATCTATGTTTGAATGTATTCTGTCAACAAACATTTTTCCTTCACATCTTTTGCAAGTCATGTTAGTTGGGAACTCCAATAGCAATAATATTTACACCTACAGATGCCGTTCCAGATGTTCCGTATTTTACAATAAAACTTACATCTGATGCAGATATTTTTGATATTACTACTGATGTATTTGTTCCTGCACTTGTTCCACTTGTATTAACAACAGATGCCGTAACAATTGGAGGAAATTTAAAATTAGAATATGGAACTGAATATTCTTTTTCTTGACCTGCTGTTACAGTTTCTGCATCTGCAATTCTTTTAAATTTTGCAACAAACTTAGTTTCTGAAGTTTTTAAACTCTTTTTATCTGCACCTACAACATCAACATCTGTGTAATTGTATGTTGCATCAGAAATTGAGGTAGATAAATCATTAACAGCCTCAACTAACTGATAGATATAAGTTACATCAAGAGGTTGACCTCTTTCTGGTAGTGGTACTTTTGCCATGTATTTCCTCCTATTAAATTATACCAAAGACTCTGTTCCAGAGTCAAAGATATTAAGCGCTGCTTTAATTACTTTTTTAGATGATACTAGTTGAACCTTTACTCGTACGGTTGTTGAACCTTCATTTAAAAATGAATATGAGTGAACTGCTGATGTACCGTGCCAGTAAAAGGGATCTCCATCAAAACTAACAAATATGTCATATGCTGGGTGTAGGTTTTCATCTCCCCAAACCGCTGTAATTATTGTCTGAGTTATTGAAAGTGCTCCAGAGGTTCCAGCAACTGAGATTCCATCTGCATTATAAACAGGAGACCAATGCGATGTTCTGTTTTTATCTTCGGAAATAATTCTATACCTAAGATTATATGCAAGAGTTTCGTTATCTATTGGAGGCAAAGATGATTTAGGTATTCTAACTTTTTTTATATTTGCATCAGGCATTATGTTACACCTATAGAAAATCTAAACTCAATATAGTTGTTTGTATTTGGAGATTTAATAATTGTTGTCTCATCTGAATTTTTAATTACAGAATATCCCGTTAGTCCATATAAGGGATTTACCGTTGAAATATTTTCTAATCTCATGGCATCTAATGCAATATAATAATCAGATGATGGTAGAGGTCCGCCACTTACTCCAGTATCAAGAACGCATGCGTAAATTTTAACAACGGTTACTGCGTCCCAAGTAAAATCTTGACTAGTGTAAAGTTCTTGGAGTTGTTTTGAAACTACAAAATATCTATTTGTTGCAAAGTCATATCCATCTACACCATCTTCAATATCAACTTCAAACCTTGCATAAGTTGTTGGGGACGAACTATCTGTTGCTGCAAAATCTACTAGGATTCTAATAGTATCTGGAAGTGAAACAGAGTCTCCATCTTTATTTACTAAAGAAAATGCAAGACGTAGTTCATCTGTTGGTGAGTTTTCTGTAAAATCAACGTTTGGTCCTGTTAAATGTATATGGTTTGACCCATCTTCAACAACTATATGATCTACTCCTCCAGATCCACCGCCATCTAAGGTTAAGTCTGAATCATCTCCTGGAATTAAAATTGTATTGTTTAAAAATCTTGCTCTTTCATATCTTTCAAGACGATTTGTTTTATAAAAAATTGCGTTATCTGCATTTGTTTGAAAAACACTATCTTGTGCTATAACGTTGTCATCTAGAGGATCGTCAAGAGGTGATGCAATTGTTTCTATAGCCAATGCAGCACTTGCAGTATGATAGACCCAAGACTCGCCTTGAGCAAAAGAAAAAACTGTTTTACTATCGTATGCTCCAGCAGAAGGGTTTGATCCTGCAGAGTATAGGCCTACCTCTGTAATCTCATACCTTTCTTCTGTTGGCAGTTCTGCTGTTAATACTATCTTATCAATACCGTTTTCGTTTACGAAACCTCTAGAAGAGATAGGAACTCTAAACATCTCAAAATCTAAATTTTCTTTTGTTGCAAAATTATCTGCTACGTCTTCAGTTTGTAGGGGCTTTGGACCACAACCAACAGCAAGATACGACGCATAGGCTGGTGCTTGACCAAGCATATACTTTCCAATAATACTCTTACCTTTATTAGTTATCATGATACAGTTTCTCCAAAGTTCACCTCATATATTGTACCATTTATAGCAATTTCAGATTCTACTTGTTCATCATTATTCATATTAACAGTTTCAATTATTAGGTCCCCCGTCTCTTCTTCAATATACACGTTTACTCCATTTTCTCCGCTACCTTCTTGTGGTACCTTTTCATCAAATTTTATAGCAAAATTAGCAAAATACTTATCTGAGGTTTTTTGTAAAGAAAAAAGATTGTTTGGATTATAGGTTTGTTGAATTAGTCCTAGATTTTTAATTGGAGAATAGGAAACTCTTTGTCCGTTAATAATGTCATTTCTGGATATACTTAACAACTCATGGCCACCAATATCTTCAAAAACAAGATCAATCATTATTTCTGGTGATATAGCATCATCATTAAATAACACTGTATCAATTGGTGCTGTTTTTGCTGGAGGTCGTGGTGGTGTTGGAGTAGACACAGGCAAAAGAGAAGATGTAAGTGGAATTGGATCTACATCTGGCTGATTAGTTTTTGTTTGTGTTGAAGTAGATGACTGAACAATCTGTGACTCTTGTGCTGCTAACTTTGCATCCCTTGCTGTTGTATCTGCCTTTACTCCTGGAGCAATCATTCCTGGTCCGAAGCCTATGTCCCAACCTGCTGCTGCGAATTCTTTTCCAGTAATGGTATTTGCAACTTCAGACGCACTTAACCTTCTTCCAGTTGCATCAAAAAATGATCTCTTTGATCCTGTTGCATTGCTATCATAAAAGGGGGTCCCCTTCATTGCTATGTCATTTGTTTTTCCTTGAAGTTGTACTCTTTCTCCACTAGAACCAATCATTTCTGCAGAATAAAGTCCAGCGTCTTTGTAGCCACCAGTTAAAACTGCTTTACCAGCATTTTTTGCTAGAAAAGAAGATTGTGCATCATAGAGTGAAGCATTAAGTTTATCATCTGCCTGATATGTTTGCAAACTTGGAATAAAAGTTCCACCAGATCCAAAACCACCAGCACCTAACCCATATTCTTGTATTATTTCACTTTGTCTTTTATTAATTTGGTCTAATATGTCTTTATTGTTTGGTGTTATAGATAACTGCTCCTGTAGCAGGGCTAACTTTTTGTCAGGTTTTGCTGCTACTTCTAAATTACCACCAGTATCAAATGCAGCGTATGTTTTATTTCCAGTTACATCAAAAATATCTGCCATTTCATACCTCACTCAAATATAGTGTCATTGACGGACCTTCTAAAGATCTTGAATACTCAATATTATAAATAACAAATCTAGATAAAGAACTTGTAACTAAGTCTAAACCACTAGAATCTTTATAGTCAACCGTTACTATGTCTCCAAGTTGCAATGTTGGTATGCTAAAAATATTAATACCAATAGATTTTTTAGGTACCATCACTTTGTTAATAATCCAGTTTATCATTGCTTCTGCATCATCCTGTGTTTGTATGTATGTGCTATCAATACTAAATTCATTTTTTCCATAGGTAAGTCTACTTAACTTAATTTCGTCATACCGTGCCTTTTCAACTAATGGCGATAGAGTTAGTGTACTGCCCAATAACTCTGGATCAGAAAGATTACTTCTTTTCTTAAAAAACTCATCTACAGTTAATTCATGTGTTGTGTCTTGAGTAAAAGTAATTCCTTGGATTCTTAAAAAATTTCCTGTTGTTTCATCTAGGTTTAAGGCTTTATCTGTTGAATTAAATATTAAAAACTCTGCACCATATGAGTCTGCATAAAAACCTGAAGTTGTATATCCTTTTATGTTATTAAAGGTTGGTGATAATTTTGCATAAAGTGCAGGGTATGCACGATCATACTTAATATCAAAATAAGCACATTCACGCATAATAGAACCAAATTCTTCAAAATACATATTATATTTTGGTGGCTGCTGAGAACTTATTCCAGAAAGATAGGTTGACTGAACAATACCGCTCATTGCATACTTTCTAAAAGACTCTGTTACGTCAATAGACTTGTCTCCAAAAACTTGACCAACTGTTTCGTTAACTGTAAAAACTGTGTTTTGGCTGTAATTTTCTGATAAAGCATAAATATTTTCAAACATACATTTAGATGATCCACGCACAAATAAAGCCATATTGTTATAAGTTGGAAGTGGGTCTGGATCATCAACAACCTTAATTAATTGATTGTTTATGTAAAGATAGAATCTTCTAGTTTTACCAATGTCTAGATATTCAACTGATAGGTCGTATACCGTTGAGTTTTCTTCACCTGACATTCTTTGTTGTCCTGTAAATCTTCCATCATCAACTAAAATTTTTGCAAGACCTCCCCAAAGTTTTACTGGAATGGCATCATTGTTTGAAGAATCTTTTTTGATTTTATAAAATACAACGTTATTAATTGATATTTCTGACTTATTATTTTTATCAAGTCTTAAGTATGAATTAATGTTGTCTTCCGTTA